TTGTACTGTCGCTGTGGGTTGTACTGTCGCTGTGGGTTGTACTGTCGCTGTGGGTTGTACTGTCGCTGTGGGTTGTACTGTCGCTGTGGGTTGTACTGTCGCTGTGGGTTGTACTGTCGCTGTTGGCTGTACTGTCGCTGTTGGCTGTACTGTTGCAGTAGGTTGTACTGTTGCAGTGGGTTGTACTGTTGCAGTAGGTTGTACTGTTGCAGTAGGCCTTGCTATAGCCGTTGGTGTAACAGGGGTTGTTGTTTTTGTATCAACCACGGGTGTCACATACTGTTGTTGTGTGATCGGTGTTGTTATTGTTTTTGCACCGGTTGCAGTTGAGCCGTTGCTGATAACAATGTTGTCGTCTGCACCACCCTCACGGCCCTGAATCAAATCAGTAGAGCGCATGGTCTCTGCGTTGGCCGGTGTGAACACCTCGTTCTCACCATAGATGTTGTACTGGTTAAACAGTCCGGGGCTAGTTTCTTTCATTGCCAACGCTTCGGCGTTTGAAATGCCTAAACGTTGGGCCACACTGGCAACGTCTGCAGACACTTGGTCTGTGCCAGTGCCGGGTGTGTACACCTCACCACCAACCAACAACTCGCCTGCTTCGTTGTATTGGTCGCCTGTCAAGCCTGTGTTGGTCAAACCTTCAAGCGCGTCGATGTTTGCTGTGCGTGTTCCAGTCACAGTCATCTCACCCGCGTCAGTCACACCGGGTGCTGTTGTAACAGTGGCGCCTTGCGTGAACGGCGTGTAGCCTGTTGGGATCTGACTAACAAGGTCAGAATTTTGTGTTTGTGTTTGTGTGTTAAGTTTTTCGGGAACCAAAGAGGTTCCTTGCAAGAACGACAGGGAGCCCGCGCCACCAAAAATCCCAGAAGCAATAATCGCGTCTCTTACTTTTGTGCTAACTGTTGCGGCCTCGCGCAAAGCTGTTTGGCCTGCGGGTGTTGCGGCCAGTCGTTGCAACAAAGCTGTGGTCTCTGCGGCGGCCGCACTGCCTAGTGCAGGGACCGCGCCAGCAAACGCAAGCTGGTCTGGTTGAATGCCTTCGATTTGTGCAATGACGTTTTCTGCTTCACCAGAAACAGGCAGGTCTTGTGTCAGAGTGGTTGGTGTGACCCCTGCCAGCGCAGTGTCAAATTGGTTGGACGCGGCCAGTGCGTCCTCTGGTGTACCACCAGCCGCAATAACGTCTTTAAACGCGGTGAATGCAGTATTGTTTGTGTTGGCCGCAGTAGCCGCGTTGTTGAATGCTGACGCGGCGCTAGCAAGCGCAGAGGCGTCGCCAGTCTTTTCAAACCGATTAAACGCGTCTGTAAGGCGCAAAGCCGACGCGGCAAGCTTGGCGTCACCACTGCCTGTCAGTGAGCCAGCGGCGTCCGCCAAACCGGCAAGATCGTTGTTAGCAAACGCGTTGGCCGCGTTAGCCAAGGTTAAACCAGTGCGGACTTCCGTGGGTAAGTTTGCACCGACTACATTGGCCGCGGAATTAACTAAACCGGCAACGTTGCCAGTTTGAAGCGCGTTCAAGCCGCTGACAGTGTTTCTTATGTCGTTGATTGGAATACCAGCGAAGTCTGTGAAACCTGCGGCTTGTCCTGCGCCAAGTGCGCCAAGTGCGGCGCCTGTCCAGTTGCCTTGGCCTGCAGAGATAGCGGCGTTCAGGCCTTGTGCAAACGGGGCCACACCGGGAATGAACGAGGCGGCGGCCAACAACGTTTGCAGATCACCGACGTCGCTACTAGACGCGCCGGTGGTGTACAGGATAGGTTGCCCTTGTGCATCAAACCCAACGCGGTACGCTGTGTTACCCTCGCCGGTGTATGTGCCAGAGAACGCGTTACCAGAGGCACGATCATAGTCGCTGATCAGCGGTTGACCGGTGACTGTGTTGACTAAAACTGTTTGAGTTGTCGCTGGAACATCTACAGTACCCTGCTCTGTTTCATACGAGTAGCCGGGGGTTGTAACTTCTTTTTGACCAATCTGGCTAATGTCTGTAACACCAGACGCCACCAAGTTCTGGGCCATGGCGCGTGCGTTGGCGTCCGCTGAACCAAAACCTTCACCACTCCACTGACCCATTGTGCCTTGACCAACAATTTGGTTGTATACGTTGTTAACGTCTGCGTTATTTAGCGTGTAGTTTTGGCCTGCAAATGTTGCAGTTGTTGTGTCCGCGGGGGTAGTTGTACCTGCTTGCTGTGTTGCAATTGTCGCCGCTGTGTTTGTATCAGCACCGCGGTTTACCAAGTTGTTATATGCGTCAATAACAGACTGGTTATAAATTGATTCGCCGGCCGCGTTAAAATGCAAAGGATCGCGCAACAGCGACTGGTCCTGCAAAATGTTGCCCATGCTATCAACCAACGAGACGTTGCTGTTGTTAGCCGCAATGTCGTTGTAGAAAGAAGCTAAACCGGTGTTGAAGTTGCCACCAGTAACGTCCGCCATGGAAGAGACTTCAGGCGATCCAGTGAGCACCACGTTAACGCCTTGGTTACCAAGGGTTGAAACAATTTGGTTGATGTTGTTGGTTATGGTGCCTTGGTCAAAACCCTGCAACATGTCCACGCCGCCGGTCTGTAAGAACACAGTTGAGCCGGGGGCAAAGGAACCACCAGAGCCAATAAAGGTATTGAGTTGGTTTAGTGTGTCGGCGGTTGTTGCACCACCAACAGCGGTGTTCAGTGTCTGCTGGCCTGTTGCGGCTGTAAGCTGGTCTGCAAGCGTGTTGTTTGTGCTGTTCCAGCTTGCACCAGCCAAGATGTTACCTGACAGCACGTTGCCTGCGTTTGACGTTGTGTCTGCGGCTGTTGTAGTTGGTGCCGCTACAGTGACCGCCGCGCCCGGAGCACTTGCTAAATTGAGTCCCCCAACGCCACCCGAAGGGCTTGATTCTGCATTCAAAGACGACAGTCCACCGAAGTCATCGCCGGTGTCTTCAAAAGCTGTTCTGTATGTGCCTTGGAGTGCCATTTTTGTGGGTATGTTGGTTGGGTATTCCTATAGAGAATTACCCATAATTTAAGGCGTTTATGCCCCGTCACCGTTGATCGCAACGATCAGGTTGTTGGCCCAGTCTTGCCATCTTTCGAACATCTCTGGGTTAGGCACAGCGTATTTATCAAACACAGGGTTGACCGTGACCGCTTGAGCTACTTCAAGCCACTGGTCTTCAGGCAAGTAAGGGAACTGCTGTTCACCAAAGTAGTGAAGCAAGTTCCCGTTCCAGTCTTCCCAAGTGCTGTACTCGGGTAAGAATTCAATCAGCATTTAAGGACGCTCGTCGCCGAACTCGGCGGTGATTAACGTTCTACCGGCCTCGTAATCTCCGTCAATAACGTTACTGCGCCAACGCAGACTGACAAGCCTGTACTCGGCCCTCAAGTCCACCTTGCCGGACGTTGGTGAGTAAGTAAAAGGACCCTTCTCTTCTACGCCGTCGTTTGCAAAAGGCCTACCAACAATGGTGAGTTCCATGTCGCCCACCTGCTTGAAGTCTGGCTCAATACGAGTCAGGTGCATGCGTCGGTTAACACCCATGGGGTCGTCTGACGCAGGCGTTCCGCCCACCCAGCTAATGTCGCAGGTCTCTACAAAAGAATCAACAGCGTACTCTTCTGTGTTCGTGATCTTGTTCTTACCAAACTCTTGTTCCCAGATCACGTAACCACCAGTGGCCTGTGTCATAGAGCTACCCGCAACCACTGTGACAGGCACCGGGTCAGCAAAGGTCAGCGTGGTATAGCCACCAGAGGAGTTGTTTGTGAACACCGCGGCGGTGATCTGGTTTGCAGAGGCAAAGTCTTCACCGATCTGTGTGTCGAACACCATGAAACTGCCGGCAGGGTTGGTGGTCAGGTCACCCGGGGCAACCACCTGATATGCTGTTGTGATTGGCGATGTGGCGTGACTAGGGCCATAGGTCAGTGTGTATGTCTGACCCAGTTCACCCGTAAAGTCCCAGCCTGCCCAAATGGGGCGGGGGAACACCTCGGTCACGTATCCACAAGACCTGCGTGCACCTTCAGCTTGGCCGGCGTCGTACCAGATGTTATCTTTAACGTTAAAAATAATACAGTCTGTGCACTCTGTTGCTGTACCGCGTGGGTAGAAGAACCAGATCTCGTTGTAGCGAGGAACCTTGGTGGCCCACACCTTTTGACGGGCTGTAAAGTTAATGTTGTCAAACAGGTAGTTAACGTTCTTGTCGTTAGGTAGAACTTTAACTCCGCCGTTGTACAGATAGAACCGGTCAACGCCCATCCAAAAGAACGTGCCGTCCATCTCAACCACCGCGCTAGACGACATGATAGACGTTTGATTAGACACCGTATCGTAGCGCCAGTAGTAAGGCGCTTGGCCTGTGAAGGACACACGTACCAAAGAGTCAGTGGCCCAGAAGAGGCCAGAGGGGGATGACGTACCGCCACGGATGGGGAAGCCACGCACGATCTTGCCGGCCGTCACGTTCACCTCGTTGGCAAGCGTGCCATTCCAGTCGCTGAACGTTTGCACGTTGGCTGTGGACGAGTTGAAGATCACGTTGTTGTTGCGTAACAGGCCGTAGTTGCCGTACACGAACACAAACGGGTGTAACACCACAACACCGCCGCTCACGTCGATAGGCAGGTACGTTGGTGCTGTGCCGGTGGAGTCAACCACCTCTGTCAGGCTGTAAATGCCTGTTGTTGGGTCGGGTAAGAAGTTACCCGCAAACAGTGACGTGTTAACACCGGAGTCAATGTTGTCTAGGTTATGGCCGGGGTGGGCCAACAGTTTGGATGCACCGTTGCCTGAAGAGTCGTACGCAATGTCAAACTGCCACAGGTGCTGGTTGCTTGAAGCAAAAACATTTGGCACATAGATCTCAAACGGAACCGTAGGCATGCCAGTAACAGACGCCAAATGAAGTTCGGTGTAGTTGCCTCCAGAACTATACGTGGGTGTTGTCGTTGTTGTATAGTTGGTGCGAACACCTGATGTGTTGTACGCCCAGAAAGTTGTGCCGTTGGGGAACACCGCAAGATGATTGCCATGAACGTGGACCGTTTTAGGAGACACGTTAACCTGAACGATCACGTAGGTTTTGCTGAACTCAATAGGGAACGGACCCACACCAACACCTTGGTCGGTGCCGGTGTTGAACACCTCAACGCCCTTGTAGTTGCCTGCGTAGATGTAGTTAACGCCGTTCAGTGAGTTGGTGATCATCCCGCGAGGAACGCCAGTGGGAGAGGCAAACATTTGGCGGTAGCCGCCAATCTTCTTTGCCTTGCCCCTTTGAAACCTAACCCACTTACCGTCGCTATACTCGTCAGCCTCAAACTTTGTGCCGTCCCGCTTAATGCCGGGTTTTACAAAGAGGGTGAATATTTTTGACGGTTCAGTTGCCATTAGAATGCCCCACCAGAGATCAGGTCAGCCTGCACGCGCCCCACAAAACGGGTCACGTAGTTACCCACACCAGCCGTTGCGTCCATTGTCGCAATGTTGATGCCCGCAACAGAGAAGCCTAGTTGGCCGTTGTTGGGTGAGTACATGCCAGTCACTGGGTCCAGTGTGAACGTGAAAGCTGGCGCCGCGGCACTACCGCGGTTGGCCAAGTACTGACCGATGTTGGTCTGAAGTAGTGGGTACAAGTTTGTACCGTCGCTCAACACAATGACTTGTGTGGACGTTGGCAAAGAGAAGGGAGGCTGTGCGCTACCCTGCACTTGGAATTGAACGTTATAGCCACTCTGGTTGGTGTCGTTCAGCAGGTAGTACACCTGAGTCACGGCAGGCAACTGGACCAACAAGCTGGTTGTACGTGTGCCGCTCAGGGCTGTGTAGCGCTGAATAATTGGTGTGTTGGTGATCAGGCTCAGTGTAGCGCCAGCCACCACGTCCACGTCGTACGTGGCAGAAGAGAACGTCAGGCTGTTAGGGCGTGAACGACCAACGGTAAAGAAGTCTTGTTTGGCGGGGTCTTGGTTTACGCAGATAAAGCAAGAGTCACCAAGGGGCAGTGCCAAACTGGCCAGACCATCAATTGTGGAACCCACAGAAGCCGTGTTGATTGTCAGTGTGCCGGTGCCGTTGTTACGAACCAAAACATACCAACCCTCAGACAACGAGGCCACAGCGGGCAGTGTGGTCGAGCCTGCGCCGCCGGTCCACACGAAACACTGTGAGCGCGATGTGTCAGAGAAGGTGATAGACGAGGAGTACTCGTTGGTAACAATCGTGGTCTCTAGTTTGCCTAGAATGGCCGCTGTGCTGTTTCCCGCCAGTGTGGCGGCGTCTGCATAGGACGTACCAACACCAAACGCCACAGTCTGCCATACGCCCGCGTTGGTGGTGTTGTCTGTGAGGTACGTGTAGTACGACTGACCCACGGGCACAGTGAACGAGCCAGTGCCGTCTGTGCGCGAAACCGTGAACGCGTTGGCGCCTTGGTTGCGGATCAAAATGTCTTCGCCGACAGACGCCTGTTGTGCGTTAGGCAGTTTTAAGATACCACCGGCGGCGGACACAACGTCAATGATTCGCGCGCTGACCTGTTGGCCTGCGTCATTAACGTACTGCGGCCAGTAAAGTTGTACTGTGCCAGATAACGCAATCGCCTCGTAACTTACGTCCGTAGGCTGGATTGCGTTCCCGGTAAACGGGGAGGTAAATGTCGTCATTTAAGGTTCCTGTCTTACTGCGTTGCGATCCACCATACGTTTTTGGTCTTCGCCTTTGAGTGCCGCGATGGCTTCATCGTAGTAGCCCTTCCACATTGCAAGCTTGTCTGCATTTTTAATGAAGCCTTGTGCTTGGAGCAAGGTGCCGTACAGCAAAGCCTGTGGGGCTTCGCGTGTTAAGAGGTTTTCTTGATTCGTGACATCAAGCGGCTGAATGCGGCTGAAATAAATAATTTGCAACGTGTAGTCGTCGTCTGGAGTTGGAGCAAGAGCCCAGTGATCATAGTCGTAATCTCCGTAGTACAAGGGTTGTCCGTTATTGGACTCTGTTTGAAACTGTGACACGTAGTCCATGGACCTGTTGAGTACAGGCTGACCGTTGATCTTCATGCTGACAGTTTTACGCCAACGTGCAGGCTTTTGGATCACAGGGTCATTGACAGTCAACGTGGTGTTGACCACGTTTAACTGCATGAGTGTTTTGATCTGAGCGGCAATGCTCTGCTCGGTCAACATGATCAACCGAGGGATCTGCGCAACAAAAGAAACATCGTCGCGCTCAGAGTAGGTAATGACATCCTCAACGAGGCTATCATAGGTCATTGCTTCTGCGGCCATTTATCTCTTTCAGTTATTCAGCGTTTGCTTGCTCTGTAGGAGCTTCTTCAACAGGAGCGACAACAACTGGGGCGGCAAAACTACCGTCCTCTTGTTGAACCCAACCTACTTGAACCTCATCTGCAACATCAACACACATGGCAAGCACTTGAGGGTGAAAACAATCCTCAATAGCAAAACCATCGATTGGCATCAAAATCTCGCCAACTACGCCATTAAAAATTCGTGCTTTCATTTTTACCACTCCACAATAACAAGACCTGCGCCTCCGGGGGCGCCGCCACCGCCACCACCAGCAGGATAACCACCACCACCATTCTCACCACCACCACCACCATTAGAACCGCATTGATAGTAGCTTCCACCACCACCAGTTCCAATATAGTCAATGCTGGTTGTGTTACCAGCAGTAGGCATTGATACGCTATTTGCGTTTGTATTAGCCGCCGTCCATCCGCCAACACCAGTAAACCCTGAACCGCCACTCCATGCGGCATTATTTGAACCACCGCCACCACCAGCGGCTGATCTAAATCTGACACCACCATTGCCAAACAAAGAAGCAGAACCACCTGAACCAGCGCCATCACCAGCACCACCAGTTGTGTTGATGTCGCCACCTACGCCAGTACCACCAGAACCAGAACCAGATGAACCGCCAGTAGCAGATACATAGGAACCAAATGACGATGTGCCTCCAGTGGAGTTAGGAGCGGCTCCAACAGTGACTGTGATTGCGGCTCCGGGTACAAGTCCGTAAATGGTTTTGAGGGCAAAGCCACCGCCACTACCAGCGTTATAGCCACCACCACCCCATAAACGAACACGAACTGTACTTACGCCAGCAGGAACAGTAAAAGTGCCTGACATGCCTAAACCATACATCTGTATGTTGCCTGTACCAAATACCCCAGTTATAGGGTTATTGATTTGCGAAACAATTGGGACTGTCATTATTCAAGACCTTTCAAGGTTACTGTTGTTGCGCTTACGCTACCACGCTGACCAAAAATTGGTTGGCTTGCTGTGGTTTGGTATGAATAGTAAATTGGCGTTGTGACTGTGGGGTACGAAGAACCCAACTGAGCTGTACCATTCATAATCACTTGACCTGTTGAATTAGCCGCCGCATCTGTTGCGGCTACACCCATAAGGTAATACCCACCAGAAGGAAGATAACTATTACCAGTTAAGGATGTTACTCCGTTGGTTGCGGCAATTGTTGCCGCCCCAATCTGACCTACATATGTTGTCGTATATGCTATGTATAGAACAGATATAAGACCACTACCAAAACTAGCCGCAGAGAATGTCCCGGGGTTTCCTGTACCCGCACTAAAAGTAGGAGACGCAACTAAAGTTGGCCCTGTTATAGTATTAGAAGAACTTAATGTAGATAAATAAATACTGTTTGAATAGTTAGAAACACAAGATATAGAACCATCAGCAAGAGAAGAAAAAATTGCTGAATTTCCAACGCAAAGATATGATGTACTACCAACACTTAATGAACCTGTTGTATTGGTAGATTTTGTATATGTTAATTTTTGATAATAAATACTGTTACTAGCATACACAGGCATAACAATAGTGCCATCAGTAGCTACTGTAATGCTCATTGTTTCGCCACCTGAAGTGCCAGTAGCAGATGAAATCGTAGCAGATGTTACTGAAGAACCACCAGTATAAACACCGACTACTGGGTTATAACCAACACTACTAAGCAATTCTTGCGCACAATAAACCCAAATATTAGTCCCAGATGTTGATGGCAAACCCACACATGGAACATAATAACTACCGCCACCACCTACACCATATGAAGCAGTCCCTCCAGTTTGAATAGTTCCGCTACTGTTATAAATGTGAAATGTAGGAGCATAAATAATATTAGTAAGACCGCTAGATCCACACAATACAGACCCACCACCACTTAATGCCGCCATCGAAAAGTTACCGGGACTTGCAACATATGCACCTTGATCGTTTGCGGCAACTACAACTGCACCAGCGGGGCTATATTGTGCGACATAAAGTTGATAAGAGCCAGTATTAGGAGTCCACGCAAACTGTATATTTCCACTTGCCAAAGTACAGCAAGCAAAGTTACCAGATCTGGTATTAGTCTGAAGTATGGTAGTAAGTGTTGTTTCAGCAACAACGGTTGCACCAGTTGAGTCAATAACTTTAAAATATAAAGTAGCTCCTGTGTTGTACATTAAAACAACATTACCATTAGCTAGTGTGCAAGACCTAGTTTGATACGATGGTACTGCTTTTACTGTGTTATTAGCTATTTGTATAGAAGCAAATGTTCTTGTCGTTCCTGTATATGTTCCTTGATCTACATAAGGGCCATATGAGGCAGTTCTAAATGCGGAAGATTGAAGACCAGTAGAAAGCCATGTTGTTCCAACATATGGTCTATCAGATCCAAGATTCACATTTCCTGTGGTTCTAGTTCCTACACCTGTGGGTGTTGTATAAACATAATCACCAGCGCTAAAACCAGTTGTTGTAAATACTGGTGCAATAACCGATGAACCTGCCGCAACAGCAGAACCTGATGATGAAGTTTGCGTAATGCTTCTTGACATTTTTTAACCCTCGTATCCGTATACGTTAACACTGACACCAGTAGCGTTGGCATAAGCAACAACACGCTCACCAGATGTAGCCACAATACCACCTCGCTCTAAAACACCGTTGGCGGGGATCACAGTTTGGTATTCCAAATACTCACCTGCTGTTGGTGTTGCTAACGAAGCAATTGCCAAATTAACAGCAACAGGAGCACCTGTCGTGTTTACCATATTCACGTTAAAAGTTGTAGGCGTCGCGGCGGCTGTGTAGACCGTTGTGTTGGTTGCCGCTGTAAGCGACGCTTGACCTAGTGTTCCTGATGCCATGATCTATCCTTAAAATTGTCCAAAAAAGTACAGCTTGCCATTGGTTGTACCAATAGCAGAGGTGTCAAGCCATGTTGGAGGACTTGTTGTCCCGTTTGACTGCAAAACTCTGCCTGCAACACCATAGTTACCGTTAAATGCCACAGCACCAACAGCGTTGATTGTCATTGAATCAGCAGAGTTATCGTTGGTCACCAAACGCAATTCATGTGCTGTCTTTGTACCAATCACAAGATCAGAATCTGTTGAGTGCAGATAGACAGCATTAGGTAACTGGAAAGGCCCGACACCCGTGTAGGTCGAGCTATTCATACCGAAGTCACCATAGAACGTCGTTGCCGTTCCTTGGTCGTTAGAAACAATGTAGTCTACAGACGCACCTGAACCATTGTTCGTATTCTGAAGAATCTTCTGTGCATAACTGTTCACAGAAGTTGTGCTTGACTCAAAAATGTTTGTGTCAGTGTATGACAGCGTTCCGTAGCTGTATGCACCTGTTGTTGCTGTCGTGGAAATTGCTTTATTTGCAATAACCGTCGCACCAGTCACTGAGGTTGTCGCAGACAGTGATGTCCCTGCACTAATCGATGTGCCTGCAGTGATTGATGTCCCTGCGCCCACAGTCGTGGTGGAAGAAACTGCATTCCCAGAAACTGTTCCAGTCGCAGTAACGTTTGTTGTACCAAACGTGTTTGTCGCAGAATTGAACGTCAGATTAGCGTTGAATGTTGTCGCACCAACACCACTTTGGAAGGGAATCTGATACTGAGCACCACCAGCAATGTTTGTTGCAGATGTCGCGGCTGGTGCCGATACCCATGCAAACGCAGTTCCTGTCCATCCAAGAACAGTACCACCTGTTGATGGAACACCAATAAATGCCGTTGTACCTGATGCAGATTGATAAACAACTTGGTTTGCACCACCACCAACTATGTTGGTTGCAGAACCTGCTGTTGTCGCTGTTGATGCTGAACCCGCTGTTGTAGCAAAACCTGCAGTAGCCGCACTACCCACCGACAAACTAGCTTGGCTCACAAACTGTGGTGCCGTGCCTGTGGACGTCAACACGTAGTCAAGCGCACCAATTGGAAGTGATGTAGGTGCTGTACCGTTTGAGTAAACAATCGAACCCACTGCACCAATAGACGCGTAGGCTGGTGTTGTGCCGTTTGAGTACAACAAAGAACCCGCCGCGCCAAGTGCCGCAAACGCTGGCGCTGTGCCTGTCGAGTACACAATACCGCCGGCAGTGGGTGCTACTGAGTACGCTGGCGTTGTGCCGTTTGAGAACAGCATGCGGCCTGCTGTGCCAAGGGTCAGGTATGTTGTTGTGCTTGGTGCGCTTTGGTATACAAGGGCACCTGCAGTGCCGCCGGGCAAGTTACCGGTTGCTGTCGAGGAGTCAGCAAGGGTCTTAACCAGACCGCCGCTGTCTTTAAAATACAGTTTACCGTCGTTGGTGTTTAGCGCCAACTCACCAGCAAGCAAGTTGCCGGCAGAGGGCACCGCCGCCGCGGTGGAACTGAAATAAAGTTGAATTGGTGTGAATCCCGCTTGTGCCATATTTATTTCTTCTTATCGGGTGTAGTAGGAAACATTCGGACGGAAGTAAATAGGAGACTTATCGCGGTCCTCTTCTTCGGCCGACAACGTTGCCTCTGCGGCATCTTGTTTCAGCATTTGAATTCGTGCAGGGTCAATACCGGGCAACAACTTGGCCAGACGGTGTGACAACTGGCCTTGGATGGCAGGCACCCAACGGTCTGGAATAGCAATCTCGTCAGTCAATCGACCAACATCTTGTGGTTGCAACTCAATAATAAACTGGAACACTTGGAACGCGCTCTGGGGCACCGGCCACACGTTGATCTCAGGCGTAACCTGACGGTCCATCCAAAACTGCAACGCGCGCACACCGAGAAAATCTTTGTTGGGTAGGCTGAAGTAATCGTTGCGGTTCATCCGCGCCATAGGGATGTCTTGTTGGACAGAAGCCAACGACAACGCACGCACAACAACCGGTGTTGCGCCTGTGTTACGGAAGCGCCAGAAGCCCGCCGCAGGAGATCCGTCAATCTGCAGGTATCCCCAGTTATTGACCGCGCTGTTGCTCACCGTGCCAACCGAGGCCCACGTAATGTCATCGTAGCTGTACTCAACAGTCAGCGTGGTGTTGGGAGTCTCGCAGTAGAAACCTGCGCTCAAGAAACGTGGGCTACCGCTGAAGTACGCTTTAGCAGACGCGCCAGCGGCGATGCTGTACGACAGGGCCAACGTGGTTGTGTTGAACACCTGTGTTGTGTCTGTTGTAGCAGACGGTGTGGTCAATGTGCGGTAGTTGGCCTCGCGAATATCCACAGTGCCCACAGGCAGTGTGTACGCGCGCTGTTGGGCCTCGCTACCCATCACAATGTATTCAAGCAACCACAGGTTCACACCGCGGTTTGACAGGTTGATCAGGATGTACCACAGCGCCTGACGGGCCGCGTTGATGTACTCTGGCGTCAACTCCTCTGACAGCTTGCCCGCCTCTTTGTAGGCGAACGAGATCATCTGGTCGACCGAGATAGTCGTTTGACCAGTGGTGTTAGAGGTGTTGTCGTAGTTGCTTGCCATTATTTTTTCTTAACGCGCTCTGGAAGTTTTTTCTGAGCAGGGCCGGCCTTAACAAATTCTTTTCCCACAGACTGCTTGATGCCTACCTTCTTGGCAAACTCAGGGGAGTGCGCCACCCCCTGCATCAAACGTTCTTGGGACTTAGACTTGATGGGCATTTAGCAAGCGCCGCCCATGTTGTATTTTTCAACCGTCTTTTTGGGGCTTTTTGCCTTAGGTTGTTTGTCGTCGCTCTTAACGCCAATCAAACCACCGGCCTTGTACGTACGCACAGTGCCCTTCATCTTAGCGCGGCCGCCTTTTTTGAGCTTAGACAGGTCTGTCTTCTCGCCACCGTGGGCTTGCTCTTCGTGCATCTTGAACGCTTTTTTGACGACCTTCTTGTCCTGCGCCATGTCTGCGCCTTCGGACTCGTAGTCCTTCTTGGAGTGGTCAATACGGGGTTTGTAGTTAGTTGCCATGATTATTTCCTTTTTGTCTTTGCAGAGTCCTTGAACGCCTGCGCTGTGGGTGCACCCTTGGTGCCGGGTTTTCTCATCGTCTCAACAGGAAGCCCTTTGGCTTTCTGGTTTTTAATTCGTTCTTGCTTTGCGTGGATGTTCGCGTACAGTCCGGGTTTCATCAGCAGTTCCAACTCTTCAAAGATGCTTTTGCACGTTCTGCTGGACCCTTGGCTTTAGCAACCACGCCTTCCATGCGCGCACAAAAACTGGCTTTACGCCCTGCATCCGCCTTGGTCTTAGGGTTGGGTGCAGGGGGCTTCAAATTTGAATTGTTCTTAGCGTTGTACTCAGCACGACCTTTAGCCGTCATGCCCGCACCTTTGTCAGTGGGGTTGTACGTCTTGTCTTTTCCGGTCGTTTTGCGGGGAATTGGTTTGTCGTGTGCTCGTGCCATAGTCTTGCGCTCCTATAGATAATTACCCATAAAAAAGGGCTGTCATGCCCTATTTTAGAAAGGCGGCTTCTGCAATTCGGCGTCTTGTTAATCCGGGTAAAACCCTGCCAGCGGCTTTATTCCATTTAACAATTTCTTGTCTAGCACCTTCCCAGTCTTTAGCTTCTACACGTTTGCGGAGGGTGGAAATACGGTAGTTTCCAAGGCCACAGTTATATGCAAAACTGATTAGCGCCGCAAGCTTGTTGGCGTCTGCTTCAAGAAGTTTAGGGGAGTAAGATAATAAGCCAAGGCACTTGTTGAGTATCTCTCTGTTCAACGCGTTTTGTGCTTGTTGTTGGGTCCATACAGTGTCGTGTTTGACATCAGGTCCTGTTGTTCCCCAACCAATTGTCCAAGGCTCTTTTCCAGTGGCTGGGTCGGCGTATGCTTTACAGCCCCCGTCAGGCAGTCGTTTATGATAGCCTTCAAAAGGTTTTACTAGCGCTTCTCTTGAAATCTCGACCGCTTGTTCAATCACTGCCGATACTTTTCAATAGCCCTACCCACAAACCAAAATGTCAAGATCATAGAAAACAATCCAAAATCTTGTTCTGTCCATGTCTGCACAATCGTTTCGGCCATGTTTTGATTCAATGTGTATGAGATCCAAATAGTAGCCACTTTGACTGCGGTGTATAAAGCCATGAACCAAAATGTGATGCCCGGACGCACCGCCGCGGACATGGAAGCAACCCATTTCCACGCTTTAGCGTCTGCCTGCCCTTGTTGCTGAAAAGCCGCCTGAATTGCATCTAATGCCGCTGTGGAGTGATCTACATATTTTTCTTCTACACGAAACTCTCCGCGCATTTTCTCCAATTCTGTCTGGAGTGTAAACATGGCTAACTCGTGATTACGTTCACTAACTCGATCAAAAAATTTTAATACTTCAGGCGCGATTCTAAAAATACCCCCGATTAAGGCACCTAAAATACCGCTTCCAAAAAACTCTATCACTTGTCTGCCTTATTGTCGAGTTTGTCAAATATCTTGTTCAGCATCTCTTTGATGTCAGCAACAGAGTCTTTGAAATCTTCACGACGCACGAAGTCCTGATTGACTTCGCGGTTTAATTCTTTGACTTCAGTTTTCAGGTCTTTGATGGCGTCCCAGATCGTTTTCAAGATCCAACCTCCAAAAGCACCTGATAACGTAATAGCCGCGTTGAATAGGTCCTGCGAGTCCATCATCCAACCTTCCAGTTTGTGCCGTCGGAATACACCGGTGTAGAAACTGAGCCACCTCCAACAACAGTCGATCCGAAGGTCGGGGACAACGCGTTAGTAACAAATGCCCTTGCACCAACCCCAGAAGAGGTTGCGCTAGGCAATGTGGCTACTGTGTAAGTGGTACTACCTTGGAACAGCGCAATAGCGGCTTTCTTTGTAACACCGTCTTGAACAATAACCGTGACGTCGTTTACGTTTAAATACGTCGCTGGTGGTAGTTGGAGTATGCTTATGTCAGCCATTTTTTATGCCTTGATGTCGCCGGGTGTTGGCGTACTGGACGTGTTGCCGTATGTCGCGGGGGTCAATGCGTTACCCAAACCGTCACCAAGCATGTTGGGACCTTGGTTGATATTGGCCACGTTGGGGGCGTTGGTGATAAGACCACCTTTGCCCTGAATAGCAACAGAGACGTCAGGCCTCGGGTGCCTGAGTGTTATGTTCTCGGTTTGAATGGCGGCAAGGCGCCACGGGTCGAACTGATCCAAGTCGTCAGGGCATACCATGAGACCGGGAAAGTTAGGATCCGATTTGAGAAGCGTGTACGACATTTTGCGATTGCAACGATCGCAGACAGCGACGGACAGTACAGACTGTCCGCGCGTGTCACAATAAGCACCGCCGTAGTAGGCGTTACCCATTATCGAACTCCGGCTTGGATGACGGTGATCGTGGAGTTAGTGCCACCAGTTACCTGAATAGCCCGGAAAGGCTGATTCACGATAGGGCTGGCAGGCGCCGCAACCCAAGTCATCACTGGCGGCGTGGGGACTGGGTAGCCTTGCGCGTTCAGGGGGAATGGGTCTGTGTATGAGATCTGCGCAGTACCGCCGCCGGTGACAACGTAAGAAACGTTGACTGGCGCCACGTACTGGTCGATTGGGACGAGAACGTCCGCTCCAACTGTTACTTGACGCATGTCAGTCCTTAGTTGTTAGTGTAGCCGTTGCCGACGGGTGTAATTGTGCCGTCAGGGTTACGTGGTGTGTACATCACAGACAACACGCCAATAGCACTGGCGCCGGCTGTGAAAGACACTGTTTTGTCTGTTGTGCCAATGTTGGCCAACAAAGCGGCTTGGCCTGCTGTCAACGTACCGGTGTTTACACCAGCGGCGTCAGACAAAGTAGCAACAGTTGTACCGCCCAAAGTCACGTTAGTGGCTGAAGGGGAACCTGCGGCTGTGGCCACGTAGCTTGTGAAAGAGTGAACGATTGCGCCAGCGGGCAAAGTCAATGTAGCGGCTGTGCCACCAACAAAAGCGACTTGCTGTGTGCAGACGGAGGCGCCAGTGTTATCTGGGGCGATTGTGCCGTCGTTTGTGGGGTTGTTCCGCTTGAAAATGCGGATGGGGGTATTAAAAGTAGATGACATTTTTTAAGTACTTTCCATAGAAAGATTACAGCACTGTCTCTATGGCGTAGCCCGTGAGCCGTACGGGTTCAGTGCTGATGAAGGCTCCTACATAGAATTACCCACATCCACAAACAAAAACGCCCTACCTTTTCAGGCAGGGCGTTTAGGGTGCCGGGTTTCTTTACACCCGGCTAGGTCTGCAATTACAAACCGATCGTGCCGTAAATGTTACGGGGATCGTGCCAGCCTGTAGCATAACGCTCAGAGGCCTTGTAACGCATGCTGTCGGTCTCGAAGTCACCTTCAGAGCTACGCTCCAAAGGACGACGCATAACCAACATCAAACCGTTTTCAGCGTCGGTCTGAACGAACCAAGCCTTGCTAGAAGACAAACGAGTCACCACGTGGGCGCCGTTTGGCAACATGCCAGTAGACTTGATAGGGTTCAAATCGTTGTCTGCGCCACCGGAGCGGAGAACAGACTTCAAGATCACTTCTGCTTGGAATTCCAAGGCAGGAGGTACCACGAGTTGTTCCGCTTTGAGGCGAATACGCTTACCGTTGTTGTCCACTGCTGAACGAACTTGGATCAGAATCTGCTCAACAGATGTCTGTGACAAGGATGCCGCTGTAGACAATTGGTTGCTGAAAGAACGACCTTGAGAGATGGGGTGATCACTTGCGACCAATGTTTTACCGTCGCCACCAACATAGCCGGCGGTGAACGCAAAGTTCAACAAGTTTGCACACAATGTCTCTTTTGTCTCGATCATGGACTGAGCCAAGTGCTTCGAGAAAGTCGAGCCGATACGAATGTGATCGCCGTCTTCCATCAAGACTTTGGTCATGGCGTATGCCAAACCATAGATCTTATAGATGAAACGGGTAATGAACAAAGTACCGCCTTGATCATACGAAACGGGTGTACCGTCAGGCATCTCAGGGGCTGTGTTCATACCGAACAACATCACTTCTTCGTGATAGTTACGGGGAATGCCGGTGATCTGGGTTACGAAACCCTTCCACTCGTCATCACGTTGCTGGTATACACCATCAAAGACTTCATTGAGGATAGGTTCGACTACCGCTCTAAAGTCCGTACTGCGCATTGGGGTTGCCATGTGCTACTTCCTTTCTTTAGTTATTCGACGTTAGCGGCAACGAACGCGTCGTTGGCAAGCTTGACGTTAACGATAGTGGCATTGTCGCCCCAAGCGTTATCAATTTCACGACCAAGACCGACGATCTGCATCTGGGCTTGTGTACCAACGGCTACGTCTGTTGGATCCAGACCGGCTGTTGAGGTACCCAAACCACCGTTGCCGATGATCTGACCTGTAGAAGGTGTCAAGAAGTTGAATTCTTGGCCAACTTTCGTGTTAGCGATGCCAGCGTTAGCTTGAATCTCATACACGATTTCAGGGTCTTGGAAAATCCACATCACAACGTCAGTGGCTGTGCCCAAAGCGGGACCAAACCATTTGCTGACAGTGCGGCGGCCAGAGGCGTCTGTGTACTCAACGCCACCGAACACGCCAGCCAAACGCTGACCTGCTGTAGGCGCCGCAGTAGCGACGATAAGAGTTGATGTACCTGCAGTCGTAGCTTCATCAAAAGAGACAGGAGTACCGCTGTAGAACACGGCGCTGGTGTTATAAGCACCAGTGTAGTTCAACGAACGGATAATGCCGCTAGGATGATATACGGGCTTCAGGCCAAAGGGAGTGTAAGTTGCACTCATTTATTGGTTCCTTAAAGTTGTTAATTAAAACCGCAAGTGATGCGCGGCTCTATGTGCATCTTTTTCCATCTCCAAGAGTCCACCTTCCAAAATGGAACGTCCACCTTTACCACCTTCAGCTTGGGAGCGAACCTGCGCGGTAATGTTGCGCTGGTGTTCCAAAGGATCATCGTGGTGAAGCATTCGTGCCACTTCCTGATAAATGTCTTCCGGAAGCTTGAATAAGATCATCTCATTACAAGATATACAACCTTCAAACTTGCCCGAGCTCATCTTGCCTAAGTGTTCAAAGCCTTTTCCTAATTCGGCGGCTTTCACTGGCTCATAACCCAACGCGATGCGTTTGTCGATTGAATCATACTGGTTGGTTGTGGACAACCAGCAGAGGTGCATACCGGGCAATAACCCACCCGGTACGTCCGGCAGTGCGTTGTTGGACCATTTGTCCCGAAAAGCCTCCAGCCTTTCACGCTTCACTGCTTCATCAGGCGAGGAAGCTTCGTTCCGCGCCTTCAGTTCATCTACGCGCCCTTGCAGGCGATCGTCTAAATCTCGTGTAATTCGATTGTTAGCCATGTCTTACCCCTTATTTCGTTACTCGGTTCTTGCGGTCAAAATCAGCGTAGCTACGGATTGCCTTGGCACGCTTGGCTGGGTCATCCCACATACCTGCGTCCTTGAGCGCCTGCACGCGGTCTCGGCTCAGTGTGAAGGTGTTCTTTACAGCACTACCACTCACATCCGTGCGACCACTTGAGGTTCCGCTACGGCGGTTACGATCACCACCGCCTGTTTTGCCCGTATACCGATGGGGTAAACGTTCTTTCAATCGATTGTCCAACTCGTCCCAGTACTCTGGGTCGGCTGGATCCCAACCTTCGCTTGCCAGCGCATTGTCAATCACCTTGGCAATGCGGCTGTCTGTATCTTTACCACTGGGGTCATACCAGCGGTTTGAATTCAACCATTCAGTAGCGTTTTGCTGAACCACCTCTGTTGCGGGGTTCGGCACGTTGTTACGCGGCTGTTTGGCCTCTTCCAACTGTTTCTGTTTGAGCATCTGCACTTGCGCCAACTTGTTCTTGGCGTTGTAGAACTGCTCCATGTATTCCATTTGCTCGGCCACGTTGCCTGCTTGCGCGGCCTGCGTTGCCTTCATCTTCGCATACTCTACGCGCGTGGACTCGTCTTCCAACAAGCGGTCGATCTGGGCAAACTGGAATCCTACTGCGGCGTTTTCCACTTGGGCCAATCGGCGCTCAAGGGTCTCGTTGCGGCGTTCCAGTGCACTGATCTTATGCTTTGCACTAGCCTCACGTTGCTTCGTCAGGTCCTTCTTTAGACGACGCTCTTCACGTCGTGCGGCACGAAGGGCCTCTCGGTCTTCTTCAGTCTCGTCGCCAGTCTCGCCACCCTCGGCAAAACTCTCGGCGTTACCACCCTCATCGTCGTTGTCTTGCGATGAGTCTTGATCATCAGAACCCTCAAACGGGTCTACATGATCTTCCATGGCCGCTAATGCGCTACCATCATCACGTTCTTTAATGGCGATGTCATCGCCAGCTTGCATCTCTGCTTTCATCACTGATTTCATAACGAAATCCCTTATTCAACAAATGCGGGGAACATAGTCCTCGCTGTTTCAAAATTATCAATTGCACAAATAACCTCGCGGTCTTGCAAAATGATAAACACTACTTCGCCGTCACCGTGCGGTACCGCCCAGCGGTCGCCACCGTACTTGATCACGCGAACTAAATCTCCAACCTCTGCCCAAGCGCCTTCCGGCCATGGTTGCAGTGTGTTGAGATCTTTGTAAGCCAAGGGACCTACGCCGACCACCTTTGCGATTACCTCGTTCCATTTCTCTGTGGCTTTGGTGTCATTCACTAGAATGATGCCGCCCTTCGAAACGTCCTTGGCTTTTCGCAACTGAACGATGATTCGGTTGCCTTTCAGCTTTACCCCCGGATCAACAACCGGAAAACAGTCGGCTTCGCTCCGACCATCTACTTGGTACTTACTCTCTGTCATTGTCAGATTCCTCGTCCTCTCGCAGGACACTGTTGATAATTTCCAAAGCCTCTTTCAGACCTTGGCCTCTCCCTACAAGCTGGTTGTATTTATCCCAGCTATCGACTCCGCTCAAAACGCCGTTTTGTAAAAACTCAACAGCTTCTTTGATCCTGAAGATCGATTCATAGATGGGGTCTTTCACCACATCAAATCCTTATCTAAGAACACTCTGTTCTTTTTGGATATATTTTCAAATTCAGGCAATATTTGCAAATTCCAAGGAACATGTAATCCGCTTACATTTTCTCCTTGCAAAGGCAAGATATGATCTACCTGATACGAAACCCCTGTATACAACTTAAAAGCTTTAGCCGCCTCATAAAAACTTTCAATCTGCTGAAAGTCTTCTTTTGTCAACCAAGAAGGCGTAGCATTTAGCTTTTTTGCTCTTCTTTTAGCATCTATTGCGTTGTACTTATCTCTGTTTGATAATTTGTATGCTTTTTTGTAGGTTTTATCTGTGTCATACTGCTTTTTTGCAGATTTATTAACACAGAACCTACATTTAGAATTCAAACCATCAACTTTTTGTTTGTCTTTACCAAAATCATTTTCAGATTTGTGTTGTTGACAACCACAACAATATTTTGTCCACATTTTTTAGCCCCTTATTAGCTATGTAGTAAGAGGTAGGATGTGAATAAGGCACAAACAGGTTCCGTCGAACTTTTCCCTCTTATAACTAAGTACACACAAAAGTATGTACTTACGCCCTAAATTATTTTTTAAGGCCTTTACTATTTACGGGCGGAACTTGGTACAAGGGTGCTTTAGGCGCCATCTTGGAACCAGAGGGACCTGTTTCTACTGGTGAGCCGGGGCCACCTGCGTAGCCGGGCTTGCCGGTGATCTTGTAGTTCTTACGAAAACCCATGTCTTGATTGCCTGTTGCCATTCTTAAACTCCTGTTGGTTGTTGTGCTTGTTGTACCGCTTGGGCCAACTGTTGTTGTGCTTGCATAGCCGCATCGTGTGCACGTTGCTCTTCTGCTTGCGCTTGATCTAACCCATGCTTACGCAGGTCTGCGTACGCTTGGCTTTCTGCCTCCAACGCAGTCATCTCTTGTGAGTGCTGTTGTTGAATCTGTTGTGCGCTCAACGCTTGGTTAGCGCCGATCATCGCCACGCGCTCTTTGGAGGCGTTGTTGATGTCTGCAATAGCAACCTTGGCCGCGTTGTCCTGATCGGCCAACTGTTGCTGTAGTCCCAGTTTGGCTTGGATCTCTGCCAACTTGGCTTGCATGTCGCGCACCTTGTCTGCCATCTCGGCCTGCATCTTCTCGCGCTCCAACTGGAACTTGGCCTGCGCTTCTTCTGTCTTGCGCTTTGTCTCTGCCATCTGTGTCTGGATGAGTGCCTGTGACGTGGGGTCTGCCATCGCCGCTGACTGCATCTGTGACTGCTTGGCCTGTTGCATTTGTTGCACCAACTGCTGGATGATCGGGTTGATGCCCTCGAACGTCTTGGTTGCGTCTTGGTTGACCAACTGAGCGGCCATGGCCAGTGCCTCTTGTGCGGCTTGGTCCAGCTTGCGCTCTTCGTTCAACTTGAACGCGTCCTCGCCACCAGCGGCATGCGACACGTAGTTGCGCATAGACTGCAGGTAGTGCAGTGTCAAGTGTTGCTTGATGTGTTCCAACATCAAAGGCGTCACAGAGGGGCCAATGAGTGGGTTGCCACCGTACGCGGGGTCCATCATGTACGCCAAGTGCACCTTCAGGTGGTCGATGTGGCTTTGGTCTGGGAACGCGGCGGCCGCATGGCCCATGGTCATCTGCACGTTCTCAAGCGCAGGGTTGCTCTCAACCGAGCCCTGTGGGTTAGGCATGACCTTCTCAATGTCAGGCACCTTCATCAACTTCATGACACGCATGTGCGCTTCACGAATGTTGTACAACTGGGGCGCTTTGTCTGCCAACTGCATCACCAATTGCGCCTGTGTCAAACGCTGTGTTTCGCTGAAGATGTTAGGGTCAGAGATCGGGCTGACGTCTGAGTTGTCTTCGAAGTCCTCTACCGCGATCTCGGCACCGGACTGGTTGTCCATGTCTTCCAAGTACCAGCAGTTCAAGCGTGACAGGATCTGCAAGCTCTTAGCCTGACTGCGGTGCAAACGAGCGTGGATGCTTGAGAACACCTTAGAGCCCTGCTCGATCAGCGCCTGTGTTGTGCCAACGGGTGTGTTGCTACCTGCGTCGGCAATACGGCCTTCGCTTGTCTTCACAACACCCTTGGCCGCGTCGGTCAGCCAACCTAACAGGTTGTACAGCACCGAGGACGGTGGGTTGAACGGCAGTGGCATCGCCAACTTACGCACGTCGTCCACGCCGGGTGAGCCCTCAATCTCAACGACCTGAGTTGGCTCAATGCGGTCTGTCTGGCCACCAATGCGTCCGCCCTTGAGCTTCAACATGGTCTGGCTGTTGTTCACGTGGGCCGAGTCCATCAACGCACGGAGCGAGCCTGTCAGTGCCGCTGAGAGGCCGCCGATAAGGTGTGGCATACCAATAGCATAAGCACCGCGCCATGGAATGAACTTGTACTCTACGATCCAGTCCAGCTTGCGCATGCGTGTGTCGCCTGCCTGCCAGTTACGGTACAGACCAACCACCTTGCTAGAGATCTCGTCCACTGTCAGGATGTACGGTGCACGTGCGCCGCCTGTCAACGGGTCGTCATCCAAACGCAAAAACGCTGTGATCTCGTACACACGGCGCAGGCCGTCTACGTTCTTAGTTGGCTCTGTCAGGCCCTCGATCTTGTCGTTGGCCTTCTTAGACTGTGTCTGGTTCTCAGGCAACAGGTCAGACGTGTACAACTCAATGTCGCGGTACTCACCCATCTCGATACGTTGCTTGAACATATCTTCTGTGATGTCTTGCTGTTCCGTTACGCGCGCGGCTGAGTAGAAGTTTGTTGACGCAAAAGGCAACAGAATGTTGTCGATCGGAATCCACTCGGGCACTGGGCGGTTGAGGTCCTTGTCGAATCTCCATTTGAGATACTGTGAACCACCGAGCGGCAACTGCGTGAACAACTGCTCCATCTCGTCACGGTACTCTTCAACCTGCTCGGTCAACTGCCAGTTCAGGAAGTTGGCTTTACGCTGTGCTGTCTCCAAACGCTTTTGGTCAGCCTTGCCCTTGATGAACGTGCGCACCAAGCCGTCGGCTGGCAACAACTCTTTGCACGCGTTGGACGCAAAGTCCACGCAGGCCTCTGCCATGATAGGGTGCACCACCTTGGACGCGCCGTCGAACGTTGCGCCACCGGGGGCGTCGTTGCCCAGACCTGTGCGGCGGATGCCCTCTTCGTACTGCTTGTCACGTTGTTTGCGGGACTCGCGGTCCACCTCAATCAGGTCAAGGTACTCAGACGCTAGTCCATCAAGAATGCCCTCTTCCAACTCTTCTGCCAAGTTGGCGTAGAACTCTGGGTTCTCTGACGGCTTCTCTGTCTCCATCATGTTGACCACAACGGAGCCGTCCTCCATCTCAATGATCTCGGACTCTACCTCGTCAATGTCCAAATCCAGCGCGTTGGCCAGATCTTGAACTTCCTGTTCCGTGTCTACTTCTTTGGTCGTCTCGTCTTCAGCGTACGACAACGTGGACAGGTTACCGCCCTTTTGGAGTGGGATGATTGGTTGCATTATTGGTTAAAGCCTTTGTATGCTTTACGAATTGGTTGAGCCATTGGCAACACGCCTAGTGCACTCATGCTCGCAGAAAAAGGGTCTTCTTTTGCAATGTAGTGGCCTGTCTCTGAGGCGTATAGTGGCGCCATGGCCATCGCGCCAGCGGGGTGGAATGACGCAATGTCTGCCAAACCAAAGTTAAGTGGTAGGTCGCTGTTTTCACCACCGATCACGTTTGCCGCAACTCTGCGAGCGGTTGGTGCTGTCATGTATTTTTTAAGAAACTTTGCGCCAGTCTCAGCAATCCGTTCTTTCGGTGACGGGTTGTATGGGCGCATTTCGGACGTTTCTTTTTTGTCCAAATCGCTGTAATACTTACGGTACACAGAATCAACACCACGTTCAAAAGGGTCGGTAGACTCAAAAGGGTTGCGCATCATCTCCGCGGCAAACTCTTGTTGTGTCATTGGTTGTTGACCAAACAAGGGTCGTGTCATGCCACCTTTGTCGTAGCCGCGGACCATCATCTCGGCCTGCATGTCGCGGGGAGAGTACATCATGCCGCCTGCGGCCTTGCCCTCCACCTCACGGCGGCGCTTGTCTTTGAGTTCTTCCAACTGCCAGTTCTTTGCGAACGGGGCGCGTTGCTCGGGTGCCGTGTCCAGCAAGTAGTCACGCTGGTTCTTAGGGAACCAGTCAGACGGGTGCTTGGTCACAACTGACTCAGGCAGACCCGACATGCGGGCCTCGTCACGCCATGACTGCATTTCCGCAGAGGGACGGCCGCCGCCACCGGGTTGTGATGGGCGTTGAGCGATTGGGTTTGTGCCAGTGTAGTTGTGGCGCATGGGGTTGATCATCGCGTTGATCGCGTTGACAATGTCTTCTTGGTCTGGGTCGATGCCGCGGGCACGGAAGTCCGCAACCACCTTGTCCACCAAAGCACCGTGCTTACCCAACAGCATCTCGTCTGTCAGTTTGTCCAGTCCGGGACCTTCTAGTTGCGCGGCACGTTCGGCAAACGGCGCACTTGCGCTGGTCATCTGCGGAATGTCGCCCTCAGTCTTACGCAGGGCATCAAGACCACCCATTGCGTCGTCTGTCAGGTCGATCGCCTCTTCACCCAACTGCTGGCGCGTTGCCAACTCTTCTGTTGATGGTGTGAATGACTTGTTCCATGTGCGGTTGGCTGTACGGCCTGTGTTGGCCATCGACATAAACTCGTCTTCAGGGAACGCGTTCTGGAACTGACCCTTGGGGTAGTTGCGCGCCTTGATGTTAACGGGCGACATGTCAAACTGGCTCGGTACGCCTTGGAACGGGCCAATAGTTTCGCGTGTTGTCACACCCTTGGCGCGCTCTGGTGTGATTGTTTGGCCTGTTGGGCTTGTTGCCGCGGGGTAAGGACGGCCTGATGCGTCCACAAACTGGTCTGCAAATGGTGTTTGCTGTTTCATGCGGGCCATTGTCTCGGCCGGCTTGGCTGAAGGGGCTGAAAGTGAGCGAATGTGGTCTTCCAACTGCTTCACTTCTTCGGGCGACGGGGGTTTACCCACCGCTTTGGTGTATTTGCGGATTGCGTCTTGAATTCGGCTTGCAAACTGACCCACAACATCGCCACCCTTGCCGTAATGAGGGATGCCTGCCTGTTCGTACATCATTTGTGTGGGTGTTTTAATGGGATTAAGCATCGTAATCTCGGTTTTTCAAAATTTTGTTGTAGTTTTCAAGGTCGCCGCCCCTGACCATGTCTTTCAACATGCTCCGATACCCCGCTCTTACCTTGCCCCACACAGAAAATGACTCACTTCGTCCTCGAATGTAGCGACACATCTGGCAATTGCACTGCCTGATCTCTTTTGCGTGCGATGAACTGTGCATTCAGGGGCCTCCTATAACCAATCACCCATAAATGAGGGTGTTTGTGCCCGAAAATCACGCCGCGTAGGGGTTATTCACCCGATTTCGCGATATGTCGTCCGCATGGACGTAGTCCCTTGCCGGCATTGGGTCTAGTTGCAACCAACCTGAGTCGCGCAAGACCCTCAAAGCCTGTGAAAGTGCGTCAACGTAGTCGTCGTGGCCCTTTGCTTCAGGGAACGAACACACCTGACGAATGAAACGCTTGGCCCATGGGGCTACCTCGCCCGGGTTCTCTGGGTCCTCTGGCACGTACACCCGACCTTTTGCAATCAGAGGCGCCACAATGTTCATCCTCTGCACCTTGTCGGCTCGTCCGGGGTTGTAAGACCGCACTGGCAGGTGCGCGGCCTGCAACTCTTGGATCAGCGAAATGCCCGCGGACTTGTCTTCCATGAGAATCAGGTCCGTTTTCTTGCCTTTTGCAAACGTGTTGTCCGCGCCGTACACCACTTCCTTGTAGTCCTCGATCACTTTGCGGCGCAACTCCGGATAAGACAGGTGGTTGTCCCATGCGTCCAGCAGTATGCAACTTGTCGCGAAGTCTTCTTGCTCGAATACACCAAGCGCGATGCACGCGGTCGGGTCGTTGTGTGTCTTCTCGGACGTTGCAGGGTCATACGACACCAGCACATACTCCAAGGTCGGCGTTGGTTTGTTTGCCGGCCAGTTACGGAACCACTTACGCTTGACGATACCCGCGTTCTCAGGGTCCAAGATCTCGCCGTAGATCTCTTGCCTGCCTAGGTCGGTGCCCTCGTACGCCTCCAACTGCTTGAAGAACGTGGACGAGAGGTTGGACCGGTTGTCGTATGAACTGGCGCGGCTGACGTACACGTCGCCGCCAACCTTACCCTCGTTCAGGTCCGTGATTAGTTCCAGTGGTTTGGGTGTGGTGGTGATGATCGACTGCACCCTAGCGATGCGCGGGTCGGTCAGACGCAACGTGAACTGTATCTGGTCGTACGCGTCGTCAATGTACTCGAACGCGCACAGCTCGTCCGCCCACATGCCGTGCCACTGTGTGCCCCGGAAGCGCTCTGGCTCAGACGCCGGGATGCCGCGGATCATGCTTCCGTTCTTCAACGTCAACTCAAACAGCGACTTGTTGTAGTCCTTGATCAGCGAGGAGGGGATGATGTTGAGGAGCCCCGAGTCACCCTCGAAGCAGGTTGCGCGAATGTCGTTTGATGTTGGCGCCGTCACCAACCAGCGCGTTTTGTCGTAGATGGCCGCTCTCAGTCCTAGCCAGTTGGACGCCGTGTGCGTCTTGCCTGAACCCCGGCCGGCTAGGAGCAAGAAGGTATCGTACTCCCCGTCCTCCGGCTCCCTCTGGTGGGGCAGGGCTGTTAGCTCCCACCTCACACGCCACAGGGCCAGATCCAGTTGGTCCTTCGGCCAGCCCTTGTTCTGCTCGGCAAACGCCTTGAGTAGTTTTTGTTGTGTGTCGTTCATAGGCATACTGTCAGGTACCCTTCACTCACTAAAAATGTATTGTTGGGGTCTTCAAGCTTGATGTGCATGCAGGGCCGAATGTCCACGTTGGTAACGTGGGTAATCCTGCGCATCTCCTCGTACTGAGGGCGACGTACCGGCATCTGGTCTTCGACCAGCATCAGGTTTGTCCTGAACACCATTTGGAACTGGTGTTGGTGCTCTCTGATCTCCGTCCTGATACCAAGGGACTCCGTCAGGTTGTGTATCGACCTGAACAGCCGGAAGTTGCCGATGTTGAACCGGAACTTGGCCGAGACCCTACTGTGGCACTTTGGACGTGAGGCACATACCCCCCGGAGTATAGCCAAGCGCTGTTCAAACGATGAGAACAGGTACTCTTCTGGAATGTAATCTGGTATTTTGCCGTACGCCTCGATCAGCTTGGATGTGACCTTCGTACGTTTGTCTCTGTGGGGATCCCCGATCCACATCCCCATGTCGTAGGGGTGCAGGGGTAATGGCTTGGCTGTGGGCTTGATAGGGTAGCACGTTGGCATCCTACACCACCCAGTCTCAATGTTGGCTAGGTTCTGTGGCGCGTAGATAGGGAGGATGTACTCTTCTTGGGTTGGGCGCTTGCGTCCCCACTTGACCAGTGTGGCAAAAGACCGCTTGTCGTACACCGGAATGCCGGTGCGGCTATCCACTACCAACGTCAAGCCGTCCTTGGTCCAGATCTTATGACACACCACCGGCGTGTACTCCTGAACAGAAACAACTTTGACTGGCAGGCCCGTGTAATCAAAAACCTCATCCCCCGGCTTGATAAACCTCGCTAACTGCCATCCGGCAGTGGTAGGGATGGGGGTTCGTGCATCGATTCCCATGTCTAATCAGAATTACCCATAGATCCGGCTGTTTGTGCCCTATTCCAGTGGTGGGGGGTATACAGAGCAAAAACAGCTGTTTTGTTCAGGGTGTCGGGCTGTTCAATCTTATTTTATTATTTTAAAAAAAAAAAAAAAAAAAAAAAAAATAAGAAATAGTAAAGTGACCCCGACACCCTGAACACCCTGAACAAGATGAGTACCTAGGTATTCATTTTTAAAAATGTGAACCCGCGGCCGTCACAAATAACCATGTCAGCAGTAGGGTCTATATACTCCCGGGGGTATATGTGCACATAAATGTTAACAAAACAAACTTTTTGTAAAAATATATAAAAATTGCAAAAACTTGCTGGCTGTAGGGGCCCCCCGCCCCGGGTTGCCGATGGGACCCTAATTGGGGTGTCGCTAAAAAACAACGCCCCCGTCAGGCTGGCACGGATCTTGCCTTAGCAAGTATCATGCCAACTTGGCACACAAGCAAGAAGCATGCCAAGGCAGACTGGCACGGATCTTGCATGGCTAGCAAGTATCATGCCAACGTGGCATGGCACGCATTGTGCTATTAGCAAGTATCATGCCAACGTGGCATGGCACGCATCTTGCTAGTGAGGCACGCAGGCCAAGCAAGCTTCATGCCAACGTGGCTAAACGCAAACGCAAATGAGAATGATTCGCATTAGCAATGCGCACGCGAGGCCGAGGGGCCTGTCTAGCGTCGTTTGCTTTATATAGTGTCCTGCATTTTTTCCCAGATCGTTCGTCTAATGATGATCGCTAACCACCCCGAGTTGACCATAGTAGTATCAGCAGGCAAATGCTTGTTGACTAACCAACCAAACAGGAGCAAACACCATGCAAACAGCATACATTCACTTCATCAAGTATTCATTAGCCAAGCAGTGCACCATTTCAGTGTTCGATGGTGAAGAGTGGCAGGTCAAACGATCCACAAGCCTCAAGGCCATCATGGACGCGGTCAAATCAGTAGAAGAGGCAGACCTGCGCGTGCGTGACAGCGAGGGTAACGTGGTCGGTTGGGCCAAGGTCAGCGCCTACGGCCTCGAACCTGAAGAGACCATGATGGACTGGTCAGTGAACCCATTCATGGACGCATGGGACGAGGCCTATCAGGCCGACACTGAAGGCAAATGATTGATGCGTGATGCCCTGCGTGCAGGGCATTGCAGATCAACCACCCCGAGTTGACCATAGTAGTATCACCAACCAAACAGGAGCAAACCATGATCACACTTTTCAAGACAACATACGTGCCGGCCACAAACACCGAGGCCTGCTATTTTCTGGTCCAGCGCATGGACGACGGGAGCAAGCCCAAGCGCTACTCTTACGAGTACAGCGCAAAGAATGCCGCACGTGCCGCGGCCTACCTGTACTCGTCGGACACATCACCCGACTGGGCGCCCAACGATGAAGACGGCCTCGAATACGTAGGCGCAGAAAAGGACGGCCTGACCTGCTACTACGCAGTGAGCAAATGATTGATGCGTGAAGGCCTGCGTGCAGGCCTTTGCAGATCAACCACCCCGAGTTGACCATAGTAGTATCACCAACCAACAGGAGCAAACCATGGACAAACTGTACGCATTCCAACGTCGCATGCACTCAAAGTGCCACTACTACCCACGCGAGTATTCCGTGGCCATTAACTGGAACCCTGAGGCCCGCAAGTGGGAAACCCTCACGTTCAAAATGGACAGCGAATTCAAGACCGAACTAGAAGCCTTGTTGCAAGGCACCGACGGCCACATTTACCGCATCGACGGATATTTCACCAACTAAGGAGCACACCATGATCAGATTCAGCAAAACCATTCCCGACGGCCGCCACCCAATGGAGGCCCGCGACTGTACAGTGCGCGCCCTGTCGCACGTGCTCGACATGCCGTACAGCGAGGCCCACGCGACCATGGCCGCATTCGGCCGCAAGCCACGCAAAGGTGTGCCGCGCACCGAGGTGATCGCGGCCTACGCAAGCAAGGGCCTGATCTACATCAGGCGCAACGACCGGCCGACACTGGCCCAGTTTATGCGCGAGGACGGATCCAAGCATGAGCGCCTAGTGATCAACAAAACCGGCCACGTGTTTGCCCTGATCAACGGCACACAGTTGGACACGGCCAAGTGTGGACCACGCACGCGAGTGCATGGTTATTACGTACCGGCAAAATGATGCGTGATGCCCTGCGTGCAGGGCATTGCAGATCAACCACCCCGAGTTGACCATAGTAGTATCACCAACCAATCAGGAGCACACCATGAAAAAACCAACAGGATTCGTTATCTACCGCGGCCCATCTTTGCTCGACGGCACACCCATCGTGGCCATTGCCTTGCTTGGGTCAAGCAATCGCAAGACCGGCAACATGGTGCAGACCTACATCCTGCGCGACGACATGCGCCCCACCTTGGCAGTGCAGACCGGTGCCGACAGCGCGATCTGCGGTAACTGCAAACACCGTCCCTCATTAGGTGGCGCGTGCTACGTGGTCGTGGCCCAAGGCCCCACAGTGGTGTTCAAGACCATGCAGGCCGGCAAGTACCCTACAGCGACGCCAGTTGATGTAGGCCAAATGGTGGCCGGTCGCATGGTGCGTCTTGGCACGTACGGCGACCCTGCCGCAGTGCCTGCGTACGTGTGGCAGGACCTGACAGCACAGGCCGCAGGCCGCACAGGTTACACACACCAGTGGGCAAACGAGGCCCTGCCAATGGACCATCGCGCAGACATTGCCAAGTTGACCATGGCCAGTGTGGACACAGTGGAAGAGGCACAACAGGCACGCGCAAGTGGCCTGCGCTACTTCCGGATCCGTGTGGCCACCGAGGCCCTGCAAGAGCGCGAGTTTATCTGCCCTGCCAGTGAAGAGGCCGGCAAGCGCAAACTGTGCGACACGTGTGGCGCCTGCAACGGCACGACCAAGAGCACAGGCGCAAGCCCAGTGATCATCGTCCACGGCAACAAGGCCCGCCGATTCACAGAACAGCGCGCAGTAGCGTGAACACATCGGGGCTAACCACCCCGAGTTGACCATAGTAGTATCACCAACCAACAGGAGCACACCATGCAATTAGAGTACACACAGGACTGGCAAACACAGGCCCGCGGCACAAACGACCAAGAGTATCAGATCTACCTGTACTGCGCCAACGACGGCAAGGGTGGAGACATTACCAACAACGGCAAACCTTTAAAAACCTACGACGAATGGATCGCATCATGAAAACAGTCACAATCACACAACAACAGTGGTCAGAGTTAAACGTCAACCTGCTGTACACCATGGCCAAGTACTTGGCCGACGAGCACAGCGAGAGTCTGACACGTGAAGAGCGCACAGACACCAACAACATGCTGAACGACGCGCTGTACCAGTACAAGAAAATTAAGGAGGCTTTCCAATCATGAAATACTTACGCGAACTAATCGAGGCCATGATACTGGCCGCCATCATTGGTGGCCCGTTTTTCTACTACCTACTCTACGTGATGAAGCCATGACAGTGTGGCCATTCCCCCCGTTTCCAAACCCACTCGACAAGGGCACCAAAGTGCCCCGATTCAACCCCGACAATTTCGAGGACGCGCCCTTTTAACCACCCCGAGTTGACCATAGTAGTACAACCAACCAAACAGGAGCACACCATGACAGCAGAACCATACACCGACCAAGTTGGCGGGTTTATCTATTACAAGAAAATGGCCTACAAGGCCTTGGACGACACCAAGTGCAGTGCACACGGCGTGTGCGTGGCCGTGGAGTACTTCAACGGCGACTACAAATTCGTGATCTGGACACTGGGCCCCAAGGGCCTGATCAAGCACGAGTTGTTTGGTGAGACCACCAACCAAGAGCGCCTGAATGCTCACGTTATCGGTTTTGCAGAGCAATACACAAGGACAACAAAATGAACGCACACCAATTAGCATACGAGCAGGGCAAGATGGACAAATGGGAGCAGATCACGCGCACCATGGACGAAGTGCGCGCACACCACGAGGCCGGCAAGTACGTGGTCATGATCGAGGCACCGACCTACTGCCCCTACACCGACGCGCCCATGGGCACCATGCCCCACATGGTCAAGGCCTGCAAGACACGTAAGGAGGCCGACGCGCTGATGAACGACTATTTTGAAGAGTACATCGACCACGACGTGGTGGCCATGTACATATACCCCAAACACGTGCCGGCCACACCGGCAACAGACGAATTCGAAGACATTCCATACTAAGGAGAAAACCATGGACGCTAAGACATACTGGAACGGCACAGGCCGCTACCAAGAGCAGGCAGACCTGCTAGAGACCCTGATCCCTGCATCGGGCCCAGTGTACGACGCGGAGGGCGCCAACAAGCACCTAGACGCATTCAGGCGCGCAGTTAACTGCTACTACGACCTGTACAACAACGGCCTGTTCAATCGGGCACGTGAGTTCAAAGGTCTGTTTAAAATGTCAGGCAATGCAGACCCCGAGCGCATCGAGGACAAGATGACCCAGTTCATACTGGCCGCGATGCAAGAGCAGTTTGGCAACGACGAAGAACAGACAAACGAGAGTTTTGCATACCACGGGGCCTAACCACCCCGAGTTGACCATAGTAGTATCAGCAACACAAACAGGAGCACACCATGAAAAAATTACAGAAGTTTATAAAAGCAGAAAACGACTGGCGCAAGTTGTTCGGCAACAGTGAGTTGTCAATCGACACCCCTGAGGGTAGACAGCAGGTGGCAGAGTTGATCGACATTCAACTAAGCCCCGAGAACCTGTACTGTGATGGGGAGATCAGCCACACAGAGGCACAGATGAAGTACCGCATGTTGTCAGGCGCGGCCAAAGACCTGATGAAGATCGACCCCAACGTAGTCATTTATGAAATCTAAGGAGCAAACCATGAACAGCAATGAATTAGCATCTATCGTGGCCGAATCAAACGGCCGTTTTGTCAGCGTGGTGTTTGTCAAGAAAGACGGCACACAGCGCGCCATGCTCTGCCGACTGGGCGTGACCAAGCACCTGAAGGGTGGCGAGTCTAAGCTTAACGCGGACCAGTACTTAACAGTATTCGACGTGCAGAAAGAGGCCTACAGGGCCATTAACAAAGACACCATTTTGTCGGTCAAGTTGGCCGGTACCACATACGTACAGGAGTAAGCCATGATCGAGTACAAAATCGACCGCAATTGTGACGGGCAAGACGTGTTCTTCGACGGCAAGAAGGTGGGGTGGTTATCGTTCGGTGACCTGCGCAGTCTGTATGAAGACCGGCGCCCTGTGACCATGTTGATCATGGACAAGGGCACCAAGCACCACGACAACATGGACGTGGCCAAACAATACATCGAGTCAGTTTACCAACGGGAGCAAACAGCATGACAGTACTAGCAAAACAACACGCGCCTAATCGCGCAGAGATTTTGATCGGTGACGACAACGGGTGGGTGGCAGTGCACATGACACTGGGCACACTGTGGGTGGAGGTGTACGACCGCAACGACAACCCAATCCACATCTACAAGGAAGACTGGCCCGAGCCGGTCAAGCGCAAGTTTAAGGTGCGTGCATCGTACCAAGCCATGTGCGAGACAGAGATCGAGGCCAACAGCATGGACGAGGCCTACGAGTTGGCCAAGCAATTAGACGGGTCATCATTCGACACACACTGCGACCCTGATGACTGGCACATTGAAGACGTATGGGAGACAGAGCGATGAAAACACACATTTTGAAACATGTACGTTCACTTTTCGTGCACGAAATGGTACCTACAAGTACAGCGCGCCACAACATGCGCCAGTGGGTCCGGTCGGTGCGCAGACTGGGTGACAAGCATTTATTAGCGGCCAAGGTGGCCAAGAAGGAGAAATCATGAAATTCAGAAAGAAACCCGTAGTCATTGAGGCCACACAGTGGTTCAAGCATGGCGACCACCCTGCAGTCGTTGAGGCAAGCGTTGGTGGTGTAAACGTTAATTTAATCGAAACACTGGAGGGCGATCACTGGGTCACTGAGGGTGACTGGATCATCACAGGCGTGAAGGGTGAGCACTACCCATGCAAGCCCGACATATTTGAAATGACCTACGAGCCAGTAGAGGAGAAAGCATGAACAACGAAACAGCGTTTCCGGCCCAAGCATTGGGTGGTTTGGGATATACCACAGGCATGACCCTGCGTGACTACTTTGCGGCCAAAGCGTTGCAAGGGATTATGGTTGACCCAATGATGACTATGAGCGCAGACAAGATTGCAGACTGGGCTTATGAAATGGCAGACGCAATGATGGAAGCGAGGACAAAATGAGATCACTAGAAGACTACAACATTCGCGACGTGGCCGAGTACCTGCGCGATTGGGGCTACGTGGTGACAGCCCCTGCCGACGCAGGCGACGGCCTATGGGTCAGCCAAGAGCAGTTGGCAGACATTGAGCACCTACTGGTGTGCGGCCAAAAAGAGGCGGCACAGAACGACCTGTTTGACCTAGTAGGGAAAACCCTTAACCGGAGCATGACATGATGAAACCAATCACACGATTCACCCTAGAAGACCAACTAATGGAGTGTTGGGGTGTGGTGGACGACATAGACATGGTGTACAGCACCGAGGCCCTGTACCAAGATCAGGACCGCATGATGAACGTCCTGCTAGGCATGCAGGAGCTATACAAGATCCGTTTTCAGCGTTTATTTGACACATTCGAGCATTTAGTCCATGAAGGGAAGATCACATGATCTACATACACGTCGCGTATAGTGCCTCCAACGAGCGTTGGGAGGTTTGGGCAGGGTCAGGCCGCACCTACATCGGAAAATCGCGCCTAGAGGCCATAGAGGCGTTCAAGGCCCGTATCCCACCGGATACACCTGTTAGGGTTGTGTACCGATGACCCTGCCATTGTTTGGTTTGACCATTGCACTGCTACTATGGGCGGCAAAACAGACACGATGGGCACTCGTCATGGTGCTCTTGGTGTGCTATTTTGACTGAATTGAGGATTCATGCGGCCTGCGCTTAACTGTTCAGGGTACAACCCGCATGGATCCTAGGTTTTAAAATTGCCTATTTTTTAAGCAGGTAAAAAAGCTAATGAAATCAACAACTTACACGATTTTATACCTCCGTAGGTATTTAGTAGGTGTAAGTTGTTGATTTTAAAGGAAAAAGTGCCTTGCTGTTCAGGGTGTTCAAGTTGTCGGGGTCTAAACAGTTATTTTATTTTTTTTTTTTTTTTTTTTTTTTTTTTTTTAAAATAATAAAATAAGGTTGAACAGCCCGACACTTTGAACAAGATTAGTACAAAGGTATTCATTTTTATGAAATCACTGGAAGATGCACCAAAACAGGGCTTACTGCAAGACGAGCTGTCAAACAGCGAGACAAAGAGACTGAGCCGGTGGTTTGCAAGCAGACCCGACGCAAGGTATGTACTCAAGAAACAATTGGAGAAAGAACGTGATGAAAAAGCTAACAGGACTGGACGAGGCCATAATGGGCATGGTGTCGGCGATGATCGAGGGTGAGAGGGTTAACACACTGGTGTACAGTGGCAACAAGATACATGCCATTCTGCAGGCGAGGGACGGCATGGAGTGGGACGAGGCGCTAGACTTCATTGACTTCAACATAGAAGGTATGTATATTGGCAAGGACACCCCACTACTGGTGTGGGACTTACCCGACGACTGGGAGGCGCTAGACCTATGAACCAAGACGACATTATTGAGATGGCTGAACAAGCTCATCAAAAATTGGTGACAGAGGTTTATGTTGGTCACATGAAACAGCTAGATCCTTGGACTATTGAGTTGTTAAAAATATTTGCCAAGCTAGTAGCACAGAATGAGCGCGAGGCATGTGCGTACAGAGCAAGAATTGCGTTACTGGGTGTTGATCGTGATCTTGCAATTCGTGTCGATAAAATTATAGGGCTCAGATATGAACAAAGATGAAATCAGAAAAATAGCGATACAGGCAGGGTTTTTTATTGGGTTGGATAGTGTCCCGTTTAATGTTCAAACTATTGAAGACTTTGCCAAGCTAGTAGCACACCATGAGCGTGAGGCGTGTGCAAAGGTGTGTGATGACATCAACGCAAAGTACAAATGGCCTGATGATGTAGCAGAACGAGTTGCAAGCCAATGGTGTGCTGATTCCATCCGAGCAAGGGGGCAAGCATGACAGAAATTTATGTTGTCCGCAAACACAAGATTACCCGACACAAGTATTTTATAGATGGGCTTTCTTACTACAATGCGTTCGAAATTCATGGAGCCTATGCAATGAAAAAAGAAGCTAAGGTTGAAGCCGAAAAAAAGAACGCAAAATCCAGAGATTACATTTACCTTGTTGGAAAGGTGGTGGTCAAATGACAACCAAATTGCACAAAGAAACAGTTGCCGCAATTGAGAAGTGGTGCGCCAAAAAGAAGTGGAAGTTGATTAGTAAACCGCGCCATGTGCATCCTCGGTCGTATGTGGTGGGGTACGCGGCATCGAAGTGCCTGATTGTGGCAAGGTGTTGGGCAGACAGCGAACCACAAACTATGAACTGGAACAAACAACACCCGCTAGAGATTGTGCACGAGTTTGACGAAACATTGAAGGCAGGGGACTGGTGTGCAACGGCGTACGTCAGCACAATAGGGTTTGGTCAACCGGTGGCCATTCACATACCCACCACCCAAGCAAGGAGCAAAGCATGAACCAAGATGAATTCAACAACGCAGAGACAGAGTCCAAGTTGCGCATGGAGTTGATAGCGCAACAGGAGAAGTACAAGACGGGGTGGCCCCTTGGCGACCCAAGGGAGTTTTTTAACCAACCACAGCGCGAGTGGGTTGGGTTGACAAGAGAAGAGATATTGGAGGCACGTTGGCATAACAAATCAAGTTACAAGTTTGCACGAGTATTAGAAGACATGTTAAGGGAGCGCAACACATGAGCGAAGACGAGATGAAGTTTTTAGCCGAGGTGGCGCATCGTGCCAAAGACCCGACCATGATGCAGTCAATCATTATGTCGGCGGTGGGTGGCGTGCGTCGCAATGCCGAGGAGGTGCGCAAACACGCAGTTGACATGGAGGTGGTGGCCAACATGGCGATGAACACGCGGTTGTTCAAAGGCAACGAGAAGTTCTTGGCCGACAAGCTTGAAAGTTGGAAGCACATGAACGGCCTGCGGTGGGATGACCAAATTGCCAAACTGAAAGAGAAGAGCACATGAGCAAGTTAATTGGTTTTTTAATCCTTGGGTTTGTTTGGCTTTTCTTTGTTTGGCTTGCGTTTTCGTTTGGCCTATGGGATCTGAACCCTGCAAACTGGGACGGCGCGGTTAGAGTAACATGCGCTTTTATTGGATTCTTTCCACCATTATTTATAGTCCCACAGATGTGGTACGATTAAGGAACAACATGAAGGTAAAAGACCTAATTGCCGTACTGCAGACGTACGACCCTGAATTGATGGTAGTCAGGTCAGGGTACGAGGGTGGCGTGGATGAGATTATGGGCCACGACAAAGAAACAATCGCGCTGAACGTCAACGCAGAATGGTACTACGGCCCCCACGAGGTGGTGACGGACGAAGACCAAGACGAGCCGGAGTACGAAGGCCATGAGCGCACACAGGCAGTTTATCTGCGATAAGGAACAACATGAAGCTATACGACGTACCAAGACACAGCACAGTCATTTTGGAAGACGGTGAAGAGATTTACTTCTACCGAGTTGACGGCATGTATTCATACTGCAAAAACAAAGAGGGTGACGTGGTGCACTTGGCCGCGTGGACCGAGGTGACAGTGAAGGAGAAACAAGATG